CTCTTTCGTTTGACAGCAGAGGCCTTTTGCCCTTTTGTCATCCGTGTGGCTTTTGCAAGTGGGACGCATTTTGGATATTTTCGTTTCGATCCTTTGCTCCTCCCGCATGGTTGATATTTTCCGTCTTTCTTCGGTGCTCCTATGTCTACCCATTTGTCCGCTACCCATTGACGTAGTCCTCCTTTTGAAAAATGCGTTCGCATTACGAATTCTTTCCGTAAGCTCTTCCTTTGCCTTTCATGGCTAACTTACAACCTTTAGATCCAGCTTTGAATCCAGCTCTTCCACCTTTTGATAGGGGTTGCATTTCTTTTGTTTCTCCAGGTTTTCGAGGTCGTGGATTTTTATCTCCTTTAGGAGGAAATCTTTTTTTAAATTGTATTTTTAAATTATTTAAACTACGTTCTGTGTCCATTCCTACCGGTGGTTGTTTTCTTTTTTCCATTTCTACGGTTGGAGATTTTTTTATATTTTTAAATTTTTTTCTTATTTTATCACCTTTAGTTTCAGGTTCGTTATCAATACCTTCAGACTTAGGAAACGGTTTTTCTCGTGGTATTCCCATTATACTTGTCCTCCTTTTAAATATTTCATTCTAGTCATGTTTATAACTCCACCACCCATAGCTTTTTTTCTATTTTTTTTGCCACCTGGTGTTACTTTACCTGAACATACTGCTGATGCGTACATGTTAGCATATGCTGACGGGTACACTTTGAATTTTCGCTTCGCTGCTGCTTTACCTTTAGGACAAAGTTTTGCCATTATGATCTCGCTGTTTGTTTTGCTCTTTTAAAATTTTTTGCAGTCGGTGCACCTTTAGCACCTTTTTTTCTCATCTTTTCGCCTGAACCAGCTTTGATTCTAGCTTTTTTAGCTGCAATGTTTGCGTATAAACCTGGACGAGCCATTATACAGCTCCACCTTTTTTCATATAACCCATGTTGTTTCTTACTTTAGTTGGTAACTTAGCAAGTCCTGGGTTTTTCTTTTTGTCAACTGCTTTTAAATTTTTACCTTTTGGTGCAAACGTTTCTTTTATTTTATCAATGTTTGATTTTTTTGGTGAACCAAATTTTCTACCAATTCTACCACCACTAGCTTTTTTCTCTACTTCTTTTAAATCTTTACCTTTTGTAAATCCAGATTTAGTAACGGGTTCGCCTTTTAATTTTTGTTTAGTTTGATTAATTTTTGTTTGAACTTGTCGAATAGCGCCGTCAAAATCTTGATTTCTTTTTTTCATGCTACCTTTTGATTTAAGAACAGTTTTATTTAAATCACTCATAGCTTTTCCCATTTTTGTTTTAGGAACTTTTGGAGCCACTCCAACTATAGTTGTAACCGTGCTTGATTTTTCACCTCGTTTTTTAGATAAATCAAAAAGTTTTTTTCCGAATCCTACAAATCTACCAGCCATTATTTTTTTCCTCCGTTTCTAAAAATTTGTGTTCCCTTTATACCATAAATACTCGCAACTACAAGGATCCAAAGATTTGTGAACCATGACGGGAGCTGCGAGAACATGTCAAAGAACAATTTTACCTTGTCCATAGCAGATGGGTCGTCCGATACGACTGCCCAAGCGAGCACCAACACGGGCAAACTAAGAATTATCAAAACTGCCTCGTCTTTCCAGTCCGATTGACGGGCTTCTAGCAATTTTCCCTGGTAAGCTTCGTCACCTCTAGCCATACGTTCAGCATGCATTAATTGTGCATCTGACATTGCCATTTTTGTCTTCTGCTTATTAGCGTAAATCTTACTTCCAGCAGAGACGGCTAATTTAATTGCCGATAACCACATGATTAGTACGCTTTAGAGTTTCTTCTTTTTTCTGCTAACATTCTTTTCTGACCGCCAACTGGCATTTCAGGTTTTCCTGTAGCAATATAGTTAAAAGATTGGTCCGCAGTTGTTTTAGATCTAGGATCTATCTCAATACTTTGTTCTGCAACCTTAACTTCTTTTATTTTATCAAGTTTTTGCATTTTTTGCTCCTTTTATTAATCTTTATCTACCATAACTTGCGTCTGTTGTATACCAGACTTTGCAAGACTGACTCCAGCACGTAATTTTGCTAAATCTTCGTTTTGATCCATCTTATCTTCAGCGATTTCTTGCGCTTGCATCAATTTAGCTCTGTTTAAATCTTGATTTGCTTCGTCATTTTGTTTTTTACGTTCATTTTCCATTGCTCGAAGGTCAACTTCACGTGATTTTAACTTTAATAGAGGGTCAGAATCAAATTGAGAAGTAATTTCCTTTTCTTCTTTCATAAATTCTTCCGTCATTTCAGCAATTAAGATAGCTTTTCTAGCTTCAACTTGATTTGTTAGTGCTTGAAGCTGTGCTTGTACCTGTGGATTCATTGCTGCTTGTTGTTGCATCATCATCATTTGCTGTAATTGCTCTCTAAACTCTAGTTGAACTTGTTCTTGAGCCATTAAACTAATGTGTTCTAGTATATTTTTTTGTATTGCAGCCATCACAGCCGGATTATTTCTAACAATGTTAGTCGACATAAAATTTAAATGAGCAGTAATGTGTGCTCTGTGATCTTGTCCAGGAAAAGCTTGAAAAGGTTTACCACCCAAAGCATTAATGTGTTCTAAACTTGGGTCCATCGGTGCCATTGGCGCTGGTGGTGGCAACACTGCATCAATATTTTTTACACCAATTGCTTCATACATTGTTCGATACACTTGATACATGTTATGTGCTTGTGGATTTGCTGTTGCTATTTGTAATTGTGTTTGAGCTAAAGTAATTCTTTGACTCATTGAAAATATGTTTGGATCTGCAACTGGTATTACATCAACCCTATCATCAAAGTCAGCTTGTTTAATATTTCTTGCACCACCTACAACATCATATGGATACTCTGGTGGTAAATATTGTGACACAACTTTTGAAAGTAATTTAAATTCTTTCTTCATTGCTGCATAACATCTCTTGTGTATTGCACTCATGACTCTTGAACCACGTTCTAGTAATGCAATCGTAGTTCCAACTGCAGCTTGTTGATTACCATCACCAACTTGCATGTCAGCGATTGCCGCAAATCTTTGTCCTGCATTAACAACGATACCTAAAAGATTTAATAATGTTTGAGATGGTTCTTTATATGGTAATGGAAAGAATGCATCTCTTAAATTACCTCCTGGTGCATCTACGTCTTTAAACTCACCTGGTTGTATTGGAGCTGCTTCATCTCTAACTCTTACACCTCTTTGTTTAAATCCTGCTGGTAAGTTTGATAGGGTACCTGCGTCTAATAATTGACGGAGAGCCGACGTTGCCGTACGACTCAATCCGCCAATCATATGAATGAGTCCAAAGCCATAAAACCCTAGTCCTGGCAGAAACTTAAAGTGGACAAAGTATTGGATTTTATTTTTCTTTAGATCATTGGGCGCGAAGTTCCTTCTAATAGAAAGAACTTTCCTATTACCTTCTTCAACAGTTACGATGTAAGGCAATTTTATTTCAGTCGGCTGTCCCTCTGCATCGACTTCTTCAAAACCTTCTAAGTCTAAATTAACATGACACTCTAACAAAGTATAAACTGGTTCGTTCTTTCCAGTTTTTTTTGTGCCTTCAAGATCACGTTCTTTTTTTGCAAGCTCATTGTTTGTGTCTGTGCCTGGAGGGCCTAACTCTACATCTCTGTAGAAACCATTAACTTGCTGTTTTCTTAATTCGTTTTCAGATATTTTAATTGTATGAATAATCGCTTCCGCATCATCTAATGAGGTAGCTGTATACGGAACGATTAATTCATCTGCTGGAACAAACTTTGATACAGCTCGTCCCATATTTACATCATAGTAAACTTTTTTAAATGTCGAACCTGCAAGAGGTAAATGAAATAACATAGAATCAAATTCTGCTTCATACTCTTTCATTTGATCCATAATTAAATAATTCATAAAATCTTTAACACGTGTTGCTTGCTGTTCTGTTGCAGGATTTTTTGTGCCAATGACTTGTGTTCTTACTGGTCCATCACTTGGTAATAATTCTTTATATGCTTGTGCTTGGAATTGTGTAACTGCTTCTGCCATTACAGGGTGAGTTGCACCTGATGCTCCTTGAAATGGTTCAGTTCTGTTTTCGTATTTAAATCCTAAAAGATCTAAACCTTGTATGTAAGATTGTTCCCATTCTTTTCTTGAACCTTTGTAGTCCATATAGTTTTGAGTCATTTCATTACCAATTGGCTCTAAAACTTCATCTGGTAAAAGATCTGCTAAATTGTCAAAATGTGATTCTGTTCCTGGTACGTTTATAGCTCCCGGTTCAAAGTCTAATGTTACACCACCATCTTCTTCGGGTATGACTTCTATTGGTCCTTTTTCTGGTTCCTGAACAGCAACATCTTCTGCTATCTCTTCTTCTGAAGGGATATCAAGTTTAGTTCTAGTGTTCGGGAGTCCTTTGTCTATTTCTGCCATTTATTACTCCTAGTAGTTTCTAACACGGTTTTTAAGGGATAGCAACCCTTGTGAGTTTGGTCCTGATGCTGGTGGCCTGCCTGAAGAATCACCAGCTAGCTTAGCTATACCGCCGCCTGCAAATTCACCTTGTGTACCATACACTTGTTCTGGACTATACATTCTTGCATCTACAGATAATGGTACTGCTCTCATTGCTTCTTGTTCTTCCATTAACTTTCTTGTAGATGTATCATAACCAAGTTCTCTTAACGCTTGTGTATAATTTAATAAATCAGAAGTTGTTGCTGTTAAAAAATCTCTTGGCATTATGTCAGACATTTCTTGCATTCTTCGTCTTCTAAGATCTTTGTCTCTACCACTTTCAAATGCTCCAAAATCATCTGTTCTATATTTAGCTATGTTAGCACCTGTTTGTCCTTGTAAATATTCTTGCGCAACTTTTGATGCATCTTTAAAAGACTCACTAGATATTATATTTGCAGATTGATCAGCTCTTGCACCTTGTTCTCTTGCATCTGCTGCAGCCGGATTGTATAAATCTATTCTACTTGCTGTCTTTGCATCATCTCTATCTTCTATTGCTTTGTTAAAAGCAGACAATTGATCTTGTGCTTCAAATCCTGATTTTAAAGCACTAAAACCTGGTGCATTTATTGTTTTAATATTACCCTCTGCATCTTCAACTTCTCTAGTTAACATATCCTCTCTTCTCATTTTTAATGGATCAAGTTCACCTATGTATTTTTTAGGATCTAAATAAGATAAATAACTTTCTGCATAAGCAATGTCAGCAGGCGTACCACCTAAAACTTTATTACCAATAAGTGCTCCTTCGAACACCGCTTCACCAAGAATGGCTCCTGGACCTAAAATATTTTTTAATAACCCAGCTCGTGTTGCAACTTTACCAACTTGCACTAATTCTCGTGCAGCTTTTTTATTTCCTTTTTGTGCTTCTATTTTTTGTTCTTTTAAACCATCTCTAATACATTCATCACTGAAAGCAAAGCCAATACGTCCACCGTCCGCAGCAGAAACTTTACATTGTGGAAGTTTACTATAACTTTGAATTTTATTTAAAATTTCTGCCTCTAATTTTTTAGGTGGCATAGTTACAGCTTGTTTATATGGAGTTTGTTCTAAACCTTGTCCTGTTTTAATATATTCAGTTACAAAGTTTACATTTTTATTTGTCCAAGCTTCTTTATATCTATCACCTCTTAATCCTTTTGTTTCTCCATAAATAAAATCAACTACATTTCTTCTAGTTTGTGGATTTTTTATTTTATCATACGCATTAAATAATGCTTGGTTTTCTACGTTTGTTAAAATTTTAAAACTATTAAAAGGTCTCTTTTTTACTCCTCCTCTAGCATCATCGTGTCCGACTGTTGGAAATATTCTTCCTTCAGTTTTCCTAAATAATTCTCCAAGAGATATTGTTTTTTTAGGATTATCTGGATCAGGAACTTGTTGTTTTAAATAGTTATCAAACTTTGATGAAATTTTATAAATGTCATTAAAAAAACCTGATTGAACTCCTGTTGTTTTTAAATTTTTTCTATTAAATATTTCTCCATTATATTCAAATTGAAAATTGGTTGTATCTATAATTTTACGTCCCGCTGAGTCGACAGGAAATTTACCTAAATCAACAACATTTCCTTTTTTATCTAAAATTTTAACAGGCCATTGGTCTATAGGAACACCATCAGTAAAATTTCTTTGTGCACTTCTGGCTGCAAACTCCCATATTAAATTTTCAGGTAAAGGTTGCTTTGACATTCCTGTTAACGTAATTCTTCCTCTTCTTTGAAGAGCAAAATCATACGCATCATTAAACGGTTGCCCTATGAAATCTTTAGCATATTGTTTAGATAAATAATCAAAAGTATTTTTAGTTGTACCTCCTACTTTAAAATTTTGCGATTGATACCAAGGATTTATTTCTAATGCTTTATTTAAATTTTTTGCACTTCCACCTCCTACAAGATAATGCATCATTTTTTTAATTGGAGACATTTTTTCTCTGTATCCTCCTGATCCAGGTATTTTAACTTTTTTTGGATCTATGATTGTAACATTATTTTCCACCATATATGTCAAAGCTTTAGATAATTTATTTTCCATTTTATCTAAATTTTTAAAATTATTTAAAGTATTCTTATCCGCCCATTCTGGAGGTCTAGCAGATAATCCCCCTGATTTTTCATAAGCTGCTGCTCGTTTGGGAGAAACCAATTTTTTTATAATATCAAATTGATTTACAAACTTTAATTGATTATTGGCTGCTGTAATTAATTCGTTAGCTAATGCTGTTTTATATGTTGTAGAAATACCTTTTAGACCTCTATAACCACTTTCATTTACATCAGATATAATTTTAAAGTATTTTTTAGGATATTTATTTTTAATATAAGCTTGAAAAGGTTCAACCATAGACATATCATTTTTTAAATAATTTTTATCTACAAAACTTAAATACTCATCAACATATTTTTTACCTACACCCTCTGGAATATAACTTTGAACTTTTCCAGTTATAAAATCATCACCGTTTAATTTAATTTTTTTCTTATCTAAATCTAATTTATTTATAACTTTAGTAGTAATTTCTCTTCTCTCACCAGCATACCCAGGTCTAGATCCATCAGCACTTGGTTGCACCAACATACCGCCCCCTGCTTTTTCTACTCGTGGATTACGCAACATGAATTGATTAACAGCTTCTATCTCTTTAACTTCTTGTTTAACTGGTGGAATAGGTGCTTTGCTTGCAGGAAAGACATCAGGAAGTTCTGGGTTAGCTTTCTTTGCCCGAGTCAGATACTTCATCATCTGTGCGTACTTTAACGGATTCATTACTCTCCTAACATTCTAGCGATACCGCCACCTGCTCTTTTAATTGACGGTGCGTCTTTAACTTCTTCTATAATTTCATCTACTTTGATTCCATCTACAATATCTGGTTCATTGTATTCATCTTTAATAATTCTAGAATTAAATTCTGTATATTCATCATAAGTGTCTGGAGGTATACCTTG